CTCTGCGTTAGACCAGCAAGGCTTCTTATCATTTGTCGGAAATACTGGGTAAGTCTTAGCGACTGCCAGCGCTTCCTTTACAATGTCTTTGCTCATAGATTTTTCTCCGTTGTTTGTACCGCTCCAAATATTCACGGTTATTCATCTGCAACAGAGGTATCTTAACTTTCCACACCGCATCAATGTCTAACCCTGAGCCATCTGGCTTGTACATTTGCCGCTGCTCAATAGGCAGTTTAGCAATTGCAGCAAGTCTTTGCTCATGCTTATCGGGAAACAAATAGTGTAGAAAACTCATAGTAGCTCCTCTCCGTTGCATTTAGACACGATATACTAAAAAATAATTTAGTCAAACACTGATTATTTTACTATCAGTGCTTGATAATTCTGAAAAAAGCATTATATTAATAGTATAAGCAATTAACCAACGGAGAAAATTATGATTTACCAAGTCCTTCAAAACATCAAACCAGAGACTAGAGGCACTGACGATTACTTTGCAGCTACCTTTGATGGCAAGCTTGACCCAAATTATTTCTTTTTTAATTACGGTGTCGTTTGCGAAATCGAGGCTGATGACCTTGACCACGTTTTCCAGATTGGCAACATCGGTCCACAGGAAAAAATCAACCGGGTTGCAGACCGGATGCACAGCGTGTCTGTCGGTGATGTCATCCGGGTCAAAGGTGACGTGAGCAGCAGTGTAGTGGTTGCCTGTTTTGGTTTTAAAAAATTCGGAGAGGTGGCGTAAGCCACCACTCTTCTTTTCACAACGGAGATAATACAATGCAAAAATTAAATACAGCTTCAGTCGTTCCTTTCAAAGTTCGCTCTGTTAACCATGGTTCCACCAAGCGTGACAAGAACCGCTACTGTGGTCCAGCCGTCCTGTCTATCATGTCAGGCATTACAACAGGTGAGGCTTCACGTCTCATTCGTAACCTGTTCCCATATGTTCACGCTGTCCGGGGTACAAGCACCGGGCAAATCTCAAGAGCGTTTGAGGAATTAAAAATCAGTATGTGTAAGATTGCTTACCGCAAGGCTGAGGGTCGTAACCCTACGCTTGCTGGTTGGCTCAAGCAGACTGTCGAGGAACGTACTGCCGGGAGAGTGTTCTTGATTGTCGCTGGTAACCATTGGCAGATTGTAACTGGCAGACGTTACATCTGTGGTATTGTCGGTGAGCTGGTCAGCATCAAAGACAAGCAGGTCAAGAGACGTGCCAGAGTGACTGAGGTGTTTGAGCTTACACCGTCTCATCCAGATGGTCGGGTGCGGATACCACATGACAAGGTAGCCCAGCCCAAATCAACACGCTCGGACCACTCTTACAACCGGGTCCAAAAACTCAAGCGTGATAATCCTAACCTTGATTTCGATTATGAAATCGATAGATGGGCTGGTGGCGATAGCCAGTATTGGGTCGGGGTCAGTGGTGACTGGGAAGAGTTCATCTACCATGTGCGTGACACTGGTGAGTGTGAAAGTAACCCTGCCTTTGCTGACGTGCATGACCCATTCATTCTGGACAACCGTTGTTGTTACGATTGGTCTGAGGTCGAGGACTGTATGCTTGGTCTGAAAGAGTTCGCAACCAAGTGGTATCCACAATATGCACTGTGGAAAGAAACCCAATAAAACCGGGGGGCGAAAGCCCCTCAAATTTTAGTGCTTGCATCAAGCACTGAAAAGAGTATGATGCAGAAATACAACGGAGAGAAATACATGAAACAATTACTACCACATCAAATATCGGACGCTAAGTTTTTAGCTTCCAAATCATTCGCTGGAAATTTCAGTGGAATGGGGTCAGGCAAAACATTGTCTGCCATCACAGCCATGCTGCATGTCGGACCAGACATTGATGACAGCACTGGTATCAAATCTATTAACATCGTCATAGCGCCACCCATTGCATTAAGCATGTGGTCACAAGAATTGTCGGCTGCTGGTTTTACACCGGGCGTTGTTAAAACTGCTAAACAAAAATTACCTGTCGGTGATGTCATGTTGATGTCATACGACATTGCAACTAAACGAGCTGCATCATTCGACAGAGTTAACATTCTTATATGTGATGAGAGCCATGCTCTTAAATCAGTTAAAGCAAAACGGACCAAAGCAATTCTAGGTGCAGGTGGTCTGGTCGAGCGTTGCCGTCATAGCTGGATGCTGACAGGCACACCTGTGACACGCTGGAATGATGACCTGTTCCCATTCCTATGCCGAGCTGGTTATGAAGAGCTGAAAGAAAACATTGGCGGTATCAGCATGGATAAGTTCCAGCTCAAATACTGCATCATGCAAAAACGTACTTTCCCGGGAGCTAGGTTCCCCACAAAAATGGTAGTCGGTTCACGCAATACCGAGGAGCTGAATGACGTTGTGTTTAAAAACAACATGGCTGTCAGACATGAGCTGGCTGACGTTTGGAAAAACATGCCGCCTATCACACACACCAGATTGCCAATTGAATTGTCACGCACTGCCGAGGTCGATGAGGTCTTGAAGATGCTGGACGAAACAAACATGCAAGACCTGCAAGATAAGATGACCAGCAAGGATGAAAGTATTAGCTCAGCTAGACGCATCATTGGTCTGGGTAAAGTTGCTGCATCCGCTGAGGAAATTATTACCCGGGTGCGTGACGGTAACAAACCTATTCTTGTAGGCGCTTGGCATCGTCAGGTTATTGACCAGCTCGTAGAAGAGATAGGGGATGCTGGTTTGAACGTGGCAAGCTTAGATGGTCGCACCAGCTCAAAAGAAAAAGACAGGTTGGTCGAGGACTTCAACACAAAATCGCTGGACGTTCTGGTAGGACAAATTTCTGCCATGGGTGTTTCGCTAAACCTACAGCGAGGCGGTTCACATATTATTGTTGTTGAGGAAGATTGGTCACCATCAATCATGGACCAGTTTTACGCAAGGCTGCATCGTATGGGTCAAGAGCATGGGGTCCATGTCGATACGTTGATTGCTGAAACTAAACTGGACAGAGCAGTCGAGAGAATAAATAAAAATAAACGTACCCATCATGGGACACTTATGGAGAATGCAGAATGATTACCAATAAAGATTTTATAAAAGAGCAGGTAGACTTCGGACGTACAGCAATTGAGAACCTGCACGTCTGGGATGTAGACCGTAGCCAATATATGAATGCCTCTGAAGCAGATAGCTGCATCAGGCGGCAGTGGTATGAGAAGCACGATACAGAGAAAGGACCAGTTGACTGGGGCTATGCCAGACGGGGCAGTCACGGTGAGAAGTATTTGGTCGAAAGCTTACGAGCTTCAAACATGCCTTTAGAGCTTGCAGGTGATGAACAGAAATCATTTGCCGACAGAGAAACCATGATATCGGCAACCCCGGATGGCGTAGCACTTCTTGATGACGGGCGATATCAGTTTGAGTTCAAGACCGTTGACCCACGGGTCAATAGAAGTAAGCTCCCTCGGTCTGGTCATGTTACCCAACTACGTCTGGGCATGGCTCTGTTGAATAAATTGTATTACCGCAAAGAGCCTATCAAAGCAGGTATCTTAATTTATATGGATGCCAGCAACTTCAACGATATCACTCAGCACATCATTACACCTGAGCCGGGTATCTTAGAACGGTACGCACAACGTGCTAAGACCATCTTAAAAGTAAGGGCTGCTGATACGCTGGACCGTGAAGGTAAAGCGACAGGTGAATGTAAGCTGTGTCCGTTTAAGCAGACTTGTGGCGTAGACTTTGCACCCCGTCCAACACAACAGTCCCGGGGCAACCGTGGCTCTGCTCTGGATGAGTTTGTCAAAAATTATAACTCTGCGAAAGAAGCTGAAGACTTAGCCAAAAGCACAAAGGCTGCTGCTGGCGAGGCTATCAAACAAGAGCTGATTAATCGCAGCACAACAGAATTAGTTGTCGGACCATATCATATTGTGGTGAAGACAATTAAGGGTAGGCGTTCCCTAAACAGGAAGCTTATCGAACAGGCAGGTATTGACCTGTCACCGTTTGAAACTGAAGGCGCTCCTAGTGAACGTCTTGAGGTCAAACATTTAGCAACGTAGCAACGTAAACAAAGGAGACTACAAATGAGTAAATCACTCGCTACTTTCGTTCAAACCGCAGAGCTTCCAGCTCTGTCCGAGAACCAAATTTCTGACGCATTGTCAGAGATAACCCAAGACAGTGGTGTTCAAACCAATGTCGACTACATGTCTTTCTCAGGTAAAACTGGGCGCTATGCAATGGGACGTGACCGCAATGAGCCAGAGGATACTCTGTTCATTGTTGAGCCACAGTCTGTTGTAGAGGGCTGGGTTTGCTGGAAAGGACAAAAGCCCGTGGACAGGATTGAATGGTCTGTCTATGAAAGAGCCAAAGCTAAGAAAGATTTAGAAGAGCTTCCTGACCACTCGCCCTACCGGGAAAGTGCAGGGGAAGGTTGGAACCGTCTGCTAGGCTTTGGGTCCGTCAACACAAACAGTGACGATGGTGACCAAGTTAAATTCACCACCACATCTGTGTCGGGGCGTAATGCTGTCTCTGACTTACTGACTGCAATCTCCGACAGAGCTGCATCAGGTGAGGCGCACATCCCTGTCATCGAATACTCTAGTGAAGAGTTCACTGCTCAAGAGCAAAAGAATTTCAAACCAAAGTTTGAGATACATGCTTGGGTAGCACGGGACGCTGCTGGAGCTTTCTTGTCAGGTGATATGAACCTAGATGACTTGCTTGCTGGTAAAAAGCCAAAAGCAAAAAAGAAATAGCATAAAAGAATTAAGCCCGGTTGCTTTCGCTTCCGGGCTTAGTTCTTCAAGTGTGTTTCTACATTGCTTCTTCGGTGGTGTAATCCAACGGAGATTGTCTACACAAAGGTTATAATAATGGAATATCAAAAAATTACAAGTTATCAATCACTGAAAAGCATTTGCCGACAGTGTGCCGAAATTGGAGCTACAGCGTTAGACTTTGAGACCACAAGCTTGTCCCCCCGGGACGGCAAGGTGAGGCTCGTCAGCCTGTGCAACAAAAGAGTAAAGGTGGTTGTAGACTTTGACCAGATTGGTGGCGGTTTCAGAAACTGTGCCAAGCTGTTTAACAAAGGTAAATGGATTGTCTTCAATGTTGGTTTTGAAGCCAGATGGTTTCTGGAT